CAGCTTCGGCAACTCACTTTGGATTGAACTCTTACAGGCACCCGACGCTTCTAGACAAGGTCTTGCGAAAACACAGCTCTGTGTACAAACAATGAACTTTGTCAATGGCGCACAAACGATTTATCTGGAAACCTTCCCGTTACCGAACTTTCCTCTACAGAAATGGGTTATGCTTACACTTATACGCGAAGGGCCAAAGTTTGATGTGTATTACAATAACCAACTTCAGGCCAGTATAAAAACAACAAATGCTCCGTATTTCACAGCAACATCCTACACGATTTCGCCCGGCGTTATGGGGTTAAGTGGAACTGCTACACAGATCTTTCAGAAGGCTGGGGCATATACCCCAGAGGATGTGGCGGCGGATTATGCGACAAATACAGATACAACTGGAAAACCACTTTTACCAGCATTTACATCCTTTAAAGGATTTAGTCTCTGTCCTTCCGGCAATTGTTTCACAGCTCCACAGATTCGGCCCGCAAATCCTCTAGTAATATGGAGTTCTCCATATAGTTAGTTGTCTGGTTCGCGGTCTAAAAAAACTGTCCTCAAACAGAATGAGTTCAAACGGTTCTGTTCCCGCAACCACAACAGGCGGATCCACTCGCTTGATTGGTAGTTTAGTAATATTAGTTTTGGGTGCCATTGCTCTTTACTATCTTTATGATTACATGTATAGCACATCAGCTCTATCTGTTCAGACAGTAATGGTTGGTGGTCCTGTAAGCGCAAACTCAACAAGTGGTATTGACAAATACCCTGCGGCAAGTCAGGATATTGCGCTAAACCAATATATTTTTACAGGCGGTACGATGTCCGTGAGTTTCTGGATGTATGTGACAGGTCAAGGCACAGGCGGTAGCACCTCATGTAAGCATATCCTCAGTCTCGGCACATCAACAGCTACCACTGCAAATCCGACGCTGCTGATTGCTCTGGGTGGAGCATCGAATGTGCTCTATGTCCGCACAAATGATGGAGTTAACCAGTCCAGCTTTCAACTGGGTACATTTATGACAACTCCTAATGGAAGCACCTCGCCGTGTAATATCCAGAATATTGAGTACGGTCGCTGGGTAAATGTTACAGTTGTTCTCAACAACAACATGAGTGATGTCTATCTCGATGGAAAGCTCTCACGCTCCTGTATCCTCCAAGGCCAGTATCAGGTAGGGGCAGTCTCCGCGGGTGCTCCTCTCGCCTTTTCATTCTGCCTACCCAAGGCATCCGATGATCAAAGTGTATCAGCCCCCTGGTCATGGAATGGCAGCTTCGCCAACTGTGCGTTCTACAGTTATGCTCTGGCTCCGGATCAGGTTTATCGTATCTATATGGCAGGTCCTTCCGGCGGTGGTGCCAACTTATGGTCACAAATCCAGGCCTTCTTTGGAAAGAATATTGTCGCTACGAAAACAGCGTAAATAGAGTATTAAAATCCGGCTAAAACTAAATCCGTCTAAGATTTAGATTTAGATGGCGTCTGTCAACGCAGGAATCAACACAAGCAGTGCCAGTTTTCTCTTAGGAAATGGAACGATTCCGCAGGTGCTCTTAGCACTTATTGCTGGCCTTGTTCTCTTTATCACACTCTATAGCTTTGAGAGTCTCGTAGTCGCTTTCAATGGCTATGCGAACTCTAAGATTGTTCTTGTTCCTAATACAAGCCCCAGCAGTTCTGCGATTGTGATCGTACAGGATCCGAAACTACCTGATCCAAAGATGATCCTTGCTTCAGATAACGAGCGTACTGGCGTAGAGTTCACCTACAGTTTCTTCCTGTACGTGGATCCTGCCACGATGAATACGAGTGGAGACACGGTAGATGTTCTCAAGCAGGTATTCTATAAGGGGTATTCGAAGCCATTTCCTCTCCTTGGCCCTGGTGTATTCATTCGTAGTGCACAGAATACCATGCGTGTGTTTATGAACTCCTACAAGTCTTGGTATTCGTATGTGGATATACCAAATGTTCCGCTTGCGAAGTGGTTCCATACGGCGGTAGTGTTCCGCGCGAACAACTTAGAAGTGTATGTGAACGGAACTATGGCAGGACGTATTTCTATGGAATCCACTGCCCCCTACCAGAACTATGAGAATCTTGTTATCTTTGGTGGTAACACGTATACTAGTGGGTCAACGACATATAAGAATCAGGGGACAGGTACTGGTGAGGTGTTTAAAGTCGGATCGGCTATCATTGGACAAATCAGCCGTTTCTCCTACTATAGATATGCGCTGAGCTTCAGTGAAATCCAGGCGAATGTGAATGAAGGTCCGTCGTCACAGATTGATCTCCCTGCTGGAGCATCACCTGGCTCTTTCATGAACAATACTCTCACTGATTCTTGGTACACGGCTGGAAGCGGATCACCGTCTGCTACATCTTAAGGAGGGTTTACTCTTGTTCTTTAGAAGAAGAGGGGAATGACAGGAGGTGGTCTTATCGCACTTGTCGCTTATGGCTCACAAAATGTAGCCCTCAGCGGTAATCCACAACTTACCTTTTTTTATAAGGTATTTAGACGCTATTCACACTTTGCTCTTGAAAATGTTCAGCAGTTGATGGATGGCCCGGATCAGCTGTTTTATGACCAACCCATTAAAGTTCGTTTTAAGATTCCGCGTGTAGGAGATTTGATTAGTGATATGTATTTCGCATTTCAGTTACCCGATATCTACAGTAAGTTTGTGGATCCAACGATTCGTTCAAATCAATATGAGTTCAAGTGGACGAACTACGTTGGTGTAAATATCATTCAGAGTGCAGCTTTTTTCATCGGTGGTCAAAAAATCCAGGAGTTTGACGGTAGTTATCTGCTCGCAAAGGGACTTTTAGATCATACAAATGACAAGTTCCAGAAATGGCAAACACTTGTGGGAAATACTCCTCCACTTACGGATCCTGCGAACAGTATCTATGCGGGTGGTACAACACTTACGGGCTATCCGACAGTTGTAAAAGATTTATCACGTGATACCCAACAAAATCGTCCTTCTATTTTTGGACAACGTGTCTATGTACCTATACCATTCTGGTTTTCAGATTCTGAAGGAAGTGCTCTACCACTTGTTGCTCTACAGTATCACGAGTGTGAAGTTCAACTTACACTCAGTCCGATTCAGAATCTGTATACGATTCTAGATGCGTCTGGATATCGTGTACGACCTGGTGTCCAAACACTCTGTCCTTCTATGAACGTGCTTTCAAATATTCCTGATTATGGAACTGTGTATGATGCGAGTGGTGAGATTCGCAGTTTCTTAGTTGATATTGGATATACTACGCCTGCGCTTAATACGTGGAACCTTGAGCCAACAATCTTGACGACATATGTGTATCTTGGTGAGGAAGAACGTAATGTATTTGCCTCTACGCCATTATCACATCTAGTTCATCAGGTGACAGGATATTCCTTTCCAACGATTTATAATCGCCAAATTCTCAGTTTAGAAGTTCATAATCCGATCGAACGCTTAGTAGTTGTCAATCGCCGATCTGATTCGTTACCATTCCGTAACGCATTTGCTAACTTTACAAACTGGTGGAACTATCCTGCGGCACCGTTTATTCCTCCGCCTGGCGCCAGCTTTTACTACAGGACAACGAACTCCTCGGGAATTTTACTTCCGTTCGCACAGAAAGATATCCTACAAAGTCTCCGTGTTCTCGCAGATGGTAATGAACTCCAGGAAGAGAAAGATATTACCTTTTTCCGAACAATCGTACCCTACAAATACCCTGATGGTAATCCGGATCAGGATATTCCTGTCTATAACTTCTGTCTACACAGTCTTAATGGTCAACCATCAGGTTCTATTAATGCGAGCCGCATTCGTAACTTTCAGATTGAAGTAAACCCGTATACGTTGGCTCCTAACACAACCTACGTATACGATCTCACGATCTATGTGGAAAACATCAACTTTGTGGAGTTCCAGGGTGGTATGGGTGGTCTCAAGTATGCGTTGTAGGCTCCTTGAGTCGTATTTCTACAAATCCGCTTTTTCGATGAGGATTGATTTTAATAAACTCAGGATAATGTTCTTGTAAGAACTTTACCTCAGCTTCAATCTTCTCTTTTGTACGCGTGAGCTGGAGTCCACCAGGTGTCTTATAATAAGCCGTTTGCGGTGATACAAAATTCAGACGAACAACAACTCCATCCATCTTCCAGAACTGTAGAGTTCTCTCATAGTCTTCTTTGCTTTGTAAATGAATCACAACCTTCTTTCCCGGATTTATCTGTCCCCAAAATGACCCTACAATATGTTTAAGGTTCGTTGTCACAGTATCTTTCATAAAAAATCCATTCGCACTCGGATACACTCCCCAGAGCCGCGCACCCGCCTTCGCAGCTTCTGCGAATCCGCGATCAATGATTCGCTTCAGACTTACTACAGGTCGTTCATGTCGCTTTGTGGACGCATCAAACTCAATAAAGCCCCGAATATCATCATCTGCTTCCACGATCTTTTTCCCTACAGGGAAATATCCATTGATGATGTTACGGGCATTGTGAAGTCCCTTTTCGGCAACAACAATCTTATTATAGTCCTTCGGATTAAGAGTGGCTTTATAGGTGGCCGCCTCATCGGCATCCGCAACAAATATATAGATTCGCGACGATTCAATGCCATATTTTTTGAAGACAGCAAGAGTTTTATCACGCAGAATTTCGGCTCGTTTATATGAAGGAATGGCAACGACCCAATCGGACCGCGATACCTTCCGTGTTTTACCGGCCATCTCTTTTATGAGCGCGCAAAATAGATGGGTTCTGCTGTGAGTCGAACACTTGATCGCGCTATTAATAAGGCAACCTATGATCCTGAACTGGATGCGCAAATCGCAGCTGAAAAGGATAAGGGTCGGGACGCTCGTACAGAACTACAAAAAATGATTACGGAGGTAACAAAACAAGTAAATAAGTTTGTAACTGATGGTATCATAACACCGCAAGCAGCCACTTTTATGGAGGTGGAACTAAAGAGAATTAATGATTGGGTTCAAGCAAATCAAAGTGCCAGCGCATCGGATCTTCATGATCAAATGACTAGCTTTGTAAACACGATTACCAAGATTAAATCAGATGATGCTGCGCCCTTTACATTATATCTATGGCTTCAGTTCTGGACTACAATGATAGTATCACTTCTGAATGATAATAAAATCAGCAATGATAAGGGTTCTACGATACAAAAAGTTATTACTGCTGAAGAAGCATGGTATGCTAAGAACTCAAGTGAAAGCATTCAAACCTATCAAGATCGTATCACAGCAAACGAAAAATCCTTTGCTTCTACAATCTCTGATCCAGCGATATGGACGGATATACAAGCTAGAAAAGCGGCACTCACTAAATCTACGAGTACAAAGGATCTGAATGACATGAAAATCAAAGTGGATCAAGCAGCTGCTGATCGTAAGGCAGTTGAGAGTTCTAAATTTAGTCCGACCCGAGCCGCACAAAAGGCATTGAGTGGAATGGGAATTGCGTTTCTTGTTGTAGGAATCATTACTTTTGGACTCATCGCTGGATCTACAGTCGCGAACGATGCGATCGCGCGTCCTATTTCCATACGAACTGTGTATTATATCTGGAGCTTTATCTTTAGTGTGCCTGTACTCCTCTATTATCTCATCCGTTATCTGTATGCTGGTAAACGACCGTATTATGCGGCCTATCTATTCCCTCTCTATCCTTATGATGCTACAAAGGAAACTCATGACTCTTTTTTCGAGGCATGCGTATGGTATGCGGATAACGACGTCACTAAGAAAGCTGTAGCAGAGTTTGCGGCCGCCGCAGAGGCACTTCTATCTAAACCTGCGTAGCCAAAATCAAGTAAATGGATAAATCCCAGCCTTTTGTAAGTGTAGTGACACCGACTTACAACAGACGAAACTTCATTCCGTATTTGATTCAGTGTTATGAACAGCAGACTTATCCACTTGCGAATATGGAATGGATTATTCTAGATGATGGTCAAGATAAGGTAGGAGATCTATTCAGTTATGCTGCTACTAGAATACCGAATCTAAAGTACGTTGCGATGCCTGAAGATGAAAAGCTAACAATCGGTGAAAAGCGGAATAAGTTGAATGATATGTCACGCGGTGATATTATTATAGCAATGGACGACGATGATTATTATCCACCTGAGCGTGTACAGCACGTAGTTCAGAAGTTCAAGCAGAATCCTAAGATTAGTTTAGCAGGATCATCTGAAATTTATATGTATTATTCGGATGTAAAGGAGATCTATAAGTTTGGTCCCTACATGCCGAATCATGCGACAAACGGCACGATGGGTTGGCGCGCATCCTATGCAAAGACTCATCGGTACGATGAAACGGTGACGCATGCGGAAGAAAAGAGTTTCTTAGAAGAATATAAACATCAGATGATTCAGCTGGATCCATTTAAAGTTATGTTGGTTATGAGTCACAGTGAAAACACATTCGATAAGAAGAAAATGCGTGAAACTCCTAGCCCTTTTGTTAAGAAGACAACACTAAAGATTCAGGATTTTATTAAAGATACAAACATTTGTGCTTTTTTTTCAAATGCGTAGGGTTTGGTCTAAAGTTACCTCCTCTTTAAAGAACAAGAATAAGAAGAAATGTTGAGCGCAGAGGGGTATACACGGCTCTTTAATGCCCCATTTTTTTCTTCATGTACGAATGAAAGTACTATAGCAGATCAACCGACAGATATAAAAGTTCCACTTCGCCAGCACCAGCGGGCAATGATTCATGCGATGGATGTTCTTGAGAAAAAGTTGATTGAGGGATATGATATATCAGGCGAACGTCTTTATAGTCGCTTTGCTGTTCTTGGTGATTCAGTTGGTGTTGGTAAGTCGCTCATGGTTCTTGGACATATCGCATCGAACAAGAATGAAGCACCTTTAAAAACATATAATGCATTAAATCCATACTCAAATTCAAATGTATTTAGTTTGATTCAGCGTAGCTTTAATGATATTTCAAACTCGGCAGCACTTCTTGTAATTCCGCATATTCTATTTCGTCAGTGGGAGACATATATTACACAACAGACTACGCTGAAGCCGCTCCTTGTGAAGTCAGTCCGAACACTACAAAGCCCTACGTTTCTCAAGAACGCATCGAAGGCTGATCTCATTCTTGTTTCAAATACATTGCTGGGGAAGTTTCTTGCGATCACTGAGCATAAACTCTATTATTCACGGATTTACATAGACGAAGCGGATAGTATTCATATACCAAGTACACAGCCGTTTCCTGAGGGGAGTTTTATTTGGTTTATTAGCGCGTCATGGGCAAATCTTATGTTTGAATCAGATCGTGTCTGGTTTCCTCATTCAGCTGTGGAGAGAATCACACAATCACCTGAGTTTAATACATATGATATACTTTTCCAGGCACAGATGCTCCAAGCACTTGTTGGAATGCGTGGATACTTTACACGATATGGGATTCGTAGTACACACTATTTTAGAGATTTTGTAAAGGTTCGTCATCCGCACCGAACTCATTTAGTGCTACGCTGTCACGATAACTTCATCGCCGAGAGTATTTCACTTCCGCCAATGAATACAGAGACAATCCTGTGTGAACCGACCCTCGCGCAGCGGATTGTGTCCGTTGCGGTGAATGCGCAGGTTCAGAGTTTACTTAATGCGGGTGATATTCAGAATGCGCTGACGGCACTTGGTGTTCCTGCGGATTCACCAGTTAATCTCATTCAGGCTGTAACAGATAATCGGACCAAGGAACTCAAGCGTCTCCGTGAAACCTATGAGTTTAAGGCTACCCAAGAATATGCCACACCACAGGCAAAAGAGCTTGCTCTTGCAAATCTAGCTTCTAAGATTACCTCACTAGAGGAGCAGATTAATAGTATTCGTCAACGTATTGAGAACTATAAGAAAGAAATCTGTGCTATCTGCTATGATGAGCCACAGGAGGCGGTGCTCACACCCTGTTGTTCACGTGTATTTTGTGGAGGTTGTATTCTGACAAGTCTAACACGTATCACTGGGTGCCCACTCTGTAGAACTCCATTGGCACCTGCGGCTCTTGTTAGCTTTTCAGAAAAGGCTCCAAAGAAAAAGAAGCAACCCGAACCTGCGGGACCACCGAAGAAAATCGACGCTCTTATGGATCTGATTAAGAAACATCCGAATGATAAGTTTCTTGTTTTCAGTCGGTATGAGAATCCTTTTCAGATGATGTATGAGCGCTTAGCGGCTGATTCTGTTACAGTACAGACTGTGAAGGGATCTAAGGATATTGTTGCTAATCTTTTGACAAGTTTTGAGGAGGGAAAGACACGTGTTCTTTTACTGAATGCTGCGCATGCGGGTGCGGGTCTTAATATCACGGCTGCGACGTATGTTGTGCTTTGGCACGCGATGACAGCGGAGGAGGAGAAGCAGATATTGGGTCGTGCCTACCGTCTTGGACGGAAAACGCCACTCAATGTTGTAAAGTTAGTACATCCCGATGAAGTTCGCAGTTGATAACTGCGAACAAACCCCTTGCGGGGAAGTTCGCAGTTAGAAGATTATAAAACCCCTACAGTCGCCGTTGTAAATCGTAGGTTATTTAACCTCCGTTTTCTGTCAAGCTTGAGACCTTCTCCTAGAAGTAACTCAAGGTCGGCACCCATAGAGGACAGACGAATCGGAACTCCACGTGAATCCGAGAGTTCGCATAGAAGTTTCCAGGCATTAAACATTCCTGATTGCCTCGTCAGTACTGACGTATACCGAAGGGCATTCGCTTCAGGCATCGTAGCACCTTCCGCAATAGGATCAAACTGGGTCAAATGGATTCCTAGGTTCTTGAGTTTGAGAGAATGTGAAAAGGGTAATAAGTTCCAACACTGGTAGAAAAAAGCCCAGTAATCTGCGCGATCTGACTCCGCTAGACTATCAAACAATCCAAGATATTCCTTCCAAAGTAGGTCAGGATTCTTCTGTGTCGCGTAAAGTCGTTCAGGTAGATTCTCTGCCGCAACAAGTCCAGCTAGATTGCCCTCATTATTTTCAATATCGAGTTCCATATATGTTTCCCATGGATTCCATAGACACCACCACGCAATCGGAAGTACACCTTCAGGAAACTCACTAAGTTCTGTCTCTTCTTCAAGCCCTGCGACAAAACGCTTGAGTGCGCGTAGATCTCCAGACAGTTCAGAACCCCGTTCCCAACTTGTAGGGATCTGGCACTTTAACCAATCCTCTACAATCTTCCGCGGTGCTGGACCGACCTCAAACGTTGTACAGAGTTTTGAAATTTGTAAGAGGCTACGATTCTCTAGACTATTACTAATCAAAATCAGTGGATTTCCAGGATTTTCAGGTGTCCAGGCTCGGAGATAACTGGTGAGTTCGGATAATCCTCCTTTTTCACCAGAACTGAGTCCATCAATCTCATCGAGGAGAACACCGATTCCACCCTTCTTTCCAGTATTCATTTGTTCCAGAACACCACCTTGACACAGAAGTGGTAGAATCGTTTTCCGAAAAGAGGTTCCTGAGCGTGTATGACTGGCATTAAACTCTACAACCTTCAGTCCCTTTCCATGAAAAAGGCGATAGGTTACAGTTGTTTTTCCTACACCAGGAGCTCCGTATAAAAGTACAGCAGCAGTAGGTCGTTTTTCAATCCAGGTTTGGAGTTTAGACTCTAAATCTGGATGGAGACAGATAAGATCAGACATTACCTTTTTCTATGTTCTATTTCTTAGACCACCAACCAAAGGCTTAGGAGCTCGGCAGGGGAGGATACGGTGGTTTATTCGCAGATGCGCTTGCCCCATCATACACGCCCTCCCAGGTTATACCACTATACGGGGGGCCGACAAAGGTAGTTGCGTATTCAGATGCCTTCTTATCCTTTGTAAGGGGCAGGGCATTTACCTGTCCGCCTGGAGGATTTATTGTCGCACCCGCAGTGAACTTCCCAATAAGCCCAGGATAAACACCCATCGTGTCAACGCAATAGAACTGTGCTGTAGAACCTGTACCCGTGTTAACAAGACTCATAAAATCGGGACAATAGTTGATCTGCGGAGGCCAAGAAGTTAATCCAGCTGTTGTAGGAAGCAGAGTTGCGCTTAACTCCAGACCGGTAAACCATCTCATACCGAAGTAAATAAAGCACGCGATCGCAGCAATCGCGAATCCTCCAGCAGCATAGAGTTTCTGTTGTTGCATAAAATAATATGGTACACCAACTCCTACACCAAATGCGAAGAGTACATAGACTATTAATCCGTAACTGACTCCAAGCAAGCTACCCATCTTACTAATAAACCGGGAGATTTTGATTGCTCACAATGAGTGCCGTTTCATTTTATTAAAATGAAAGTTTCATATACCCCTTTATTTTCATTTTTAGCAAAAAATGAAAATAAAGGAAGAGAACTATAAAAATATCTACACAGCAACCGTTTAACGGCCGAACTGCGCAACCGGCGCCGGCACACCCTGGCCCTCGAAGCCAAGCTCGATGTAGCCCGTCAGGAAGTCCTGGGAAGGGAGCGCGCCGCTCGACTGGAATCCGTTCTGGCCAGCAACACCGTTCGTGGACTGGGTCTCAACGCGAGCGTTCACGAGCTGAACCTTGCGGAACGTGCGGTTCGCGCTGACGATCGTCTTGCCCATGTCCTTGAGGAGGCCCGCGCCCGCGCCGTTGATGGAGGACAGGTAAGGGTTGCCCTT